GCCGCCCCGGAACGGCAGATGGTGAACCTATGGGACTGACCACTTTGCAAGGAACCACCCCGCATGGCTGACCTCACCACCACCGCCACGGCCGGCGCCATCATGGGCCTCGGCCTGGGCGTAACCCTTCCGGTTGACGGCGGCATGCTGTTCGGCGCCCTGCTCGGCGCCTGGCTGGCCACCGGCACGAAGCAGGACCTGAAGGCCTGGTCGCGCCTGCTGTCGCTGATCCTGCCGACCTGCGTCGGCTACCTGTTCGCCGATGTCGCCCTCGCCCGTGTGCCCTGGCTGACCAACCTGGCCTTCTCTGCCTTCGTCTGCGCCCTGGTGGTCATTCCCCTCAGCCTCAAGGCGGTCGCCTGGGTCGACAAGGTCGACTTCGACGACCTCTGGCGCCGCATCCGAGGAGGTCGCTGACATGCTCATGACTACCGTTCCACTGATCGCCGCCCTGGCCTACATCGCCGCCGCGCTGCGCCTGGTCTGCTACCAGCGCTGCGGCGCCCGCTTCCGCCGCAGCGTCTCGTTGCTCGCCAGCCTGCTCGGCGCATCCATGGCCATCTGCGGCCTGGAAATCCTGCTCTACCGCCCACCGGTCAGTATCTGGCACGCCATCGTCGCCGCCCTGCTGTGCCTGCTGATCTTCCGTTCCCGCGGCAACGTCGCCGCCCTGCTGAGGCCATCCGCATGACCCTTCGATATGGTGATCGTTCTCAAGAGGTCCGCCAGCTTCAGCGTCGACTGAACACCTGGGCCGGCGCCAACCTCTACGAGGACGGTCACTTCGGCGCCACCACCGAGGACGCGGTGCGCGCCTTCCAGCGCTCGCATGGCCTGGTCGCCGATGGCATCGCCGGCCCGAAGACCCTGGCCGCTCTCGGCGGAGCTGACTGCTCGCACCTGCTGCAGAACGCCGACCTCGTCGCCGCCGCAACTCGCCTCAGCCTGCCGCTGGCGACGATCTATGCGGTCAATCAGGTCGAGTCGAACGGCCAGGGGTTCCTGGGCAACGGCAAGCCGGCAATCCTGTTCGAACGCCACATCATGTACCGCCGTCTCGCCGCCCACGATCAGGTCACCGCCGACCAGTTGGCCGCACAGTTCCCCGCGCTGGTGAACCCCCGCCCGGGCGGCTATGCCGGTGGAACCGCCGAGCACCAGCGCCTGGCGAACGCTCGCCAGATCGACGATACCGCCGCACTGGAGTCGGCCAGTTGGGGCGCCTTCCAGATCATGGGTTTCCACTGGCAACGCCTGGGCTACGTCAGCGTGCAGGCCTTCGCCGAGTCCATGGGGCGCAGCGAGTCGGCCCAGTTCGAAGCGTTCGTCCGCTTCATCGACACCGACCCGGCGCTACACAAGGCGCTGAAGGCTCGCAAATGGACCGACTTCGCCCGCCTCTACAACGGCCCCGACTACAAGCGGAACCTCTACGACGTGAAGCTTGAGCATGCCTATAAACAGCACACCGAAGCGCACAAGGAGACGACATGAGAACCGGCGCGCAGTCTGGGGAGCACTTCCCCTACAAGGAGCTTTTGGAGCGCATGACCAAGCTTTCTCCGACTGGTTGTGTGGCCGTGGTACTACCGCGCGACACACCGATGGAGGACTGCCAAAAGATGGCCGACGCGCTCAAGCATGTGATGGCTGTTCCTCCGCTGGTCATCTGCGGTGACGTGCAGTCCCTGGATGAAGCGGCCATGAACGCCGCCGGCTGGTACCGAAAATGACGACTCTCCGCCAGGCCCTATACGGCGCCGCCCTGCTCAGCGCCCTCGGCCTGCTCCTGTGGGTGCAGCAGCAGCGCATCGACCTGGCGCAGGCCCGCCTGGCCCAGGCCGAGTTGGCGAGGAAAGCCAGCGACGCCCAACTTTCCCGCCAGGCCGACACCATCACGGCCCTCGAGGCCGCCCTTTCCCGCGAGCGTCAGGCCCAGGCCGATCTGGACCAACAGCGGCAGCAGCTGCGCCAGGCGCTGGCCATCCGCGAACGCTTGATCGAGGACCTGAAACGTGACGATGAACCCTATCGCCAGTGGGCTGACCAGCCTCTGCCTGATGTTGCTCGCCGGCTGCAACAGCGCCCCGCTATCACCGGAGCGGCCGCTTACCATCAGTGGCTGTCCCGCCGTGACGCCCTGCAGCCTGGAGTCAGCGGCACCGAAGGACAACGGCGGCCTACAGACTGAAGTCGAGCGTATCGGCCTGGCCTGGGCCGAGTGCGCCGCGAAGGTCGACATGATCATCCGCACCCAAGGGGCCCCCCATGAACAAGCCCGATAGCCTGAAGGCACATCTGCTCGCCGCCGTGCCGGAACTCAGGAACAACGGCGACCGCCTGGTGATATTCATCGACAATGGCAGGGTCCGCAGCACCTCGGCCGAGAGCCTGTCCTTCGAATACGCCTATGACCTTCAAGTGATCCTCACCGACTTCGCCGGGCACCCCGACAGCGTGTTTCTGCCGCTGCTCGGCTGGCTGCTGGTGAACCAGTCGGATCTGCTGGCCAACCTCACCAAGGTGCAGGACGGCATCACCTTCGAGGCCGACATGCTCGACCGCAGCAAGGTCGACCTCGGTATCGTTCTGCCGCTGACCGAGCGTGTCGTCGTCAAGCGCCGCGAGGATGGCCGCTACGACGTGAGTCACCCGGAAGAGCCCCAGCTCACCGAGGCCATCGAGGTCGATGGGCCGATGCAGATGCTCGCCAACGGCGAGCTGCTGGCCGAGTGGACGCCGCCGACGCCTACCGAGGCCGTCATGCTCGAGACGCCGCAGATCAGGCGCCCGGCCAATGGCTGACAGCCTCGAGGCTCTGGAAGACTGGGCAGGGCCGATTCTCCGCGCCCTCGAGCCAGGCCCTCGTGCTGCCCTCGCGCGTTCGCTCGCCCGCGATCTACGGCGCAGCCAACAGAAGCGCGTGATGGCACAGCGCAACCCCGACGGCAACGCCTACGAGCCACGCAAGAAGCGCGAACTGCGCGGCAAGCAGGGCCGTATTCGGCGCAAGATCAAGATGTTCCAGAAGCTGCGCACGGTGCGCTATCTGCGCGCCAAGGGCGACGCCCAGGCGATCACAGTTTCCTTCGCCGGCCGGGTCACGCGGATCGCGCGAGTCCACCAGTACGGGTTGAAGGATCGCGCCGAGCGTGGCGCCCCAGAGGTCCGTTATGCACAGCGGCGTCTACTCGGTTTCACCGAAGCCGACCTTGAGATGATCCGTGAGGGGCTGCTCGCTCACATTCCAGCCTGAGCATGTACGCGTGGCCGCTACAAACGCCGCTGGCTGCCTCCCGCGCGCGCGTCGCCCACTATCGGCGGCATGAACGACTTCGCCGCCCTCTCCCGCATGATCGAGAACCTGATCCGCCTCGGCACCATCGCCGCGGTGGACCATGCCGCGCAGCGCGTCCGTGTGTTGACCGGTGACCTGCTGACCGGCTGGCTGCCCTGGGCATCGCCGCGGGCCGGCGCCGACCGCGAATGGAACGCCCCCACCCTGGACGAGCAGGTACTGCTCTTCAGCCCATCCGGGCAGACCGCCAATGGCGTGGTCCTGACCGGCTTGTTCAGTGACCTGATCCCGCCCAACGGCGACCGCGACGCCCTGCATCGCACCACCTACCGTGACGGCGCGGTGATCGAGTACGACAGCGCCGCCCACCACCTCCGCGCAGTTCTTCCCGCCGGCGGTACCACCGAGCTCATCAGCGACGGCGGCATCCGTATCGTCGGCGACATCACCCACCAAGGCGACTACATCCAGACCGGCAACCAGACCGTTACCGGCAAGGTCACCGTGAGCGTCGACGTGATCGCCAAGGGCATCAGCCTGGTCGGTCATACCCACGGCGGCGTCATGCCGGGCGGCGCTACGACGGGGAAACCGCAATGAACGCCCATACCGGTGGTGCCATCGACCGCGCGGCCCACATCCGCCAGTCGATCGCCGACATCCTCACCACTCGCATCGGTACCCGCGTCATGCGACGCGAATACGGCAGCCAGTTGCCGGAGCTGATCGATGCTCCGTTCAACGACACCACCCGCCTGCAGGTCTATGCCGCCACCGCCATGGCCCTCATGCGCTGGGAGCCGCGCATCCGCCTGAGCCGTGTCCAGATCACCGGCCAGAACCTGGCCGGCCAGGTGCTCATGGAGATTGACGCCACCCTGGTGGACAGCAACGAGCCACACAACCTGAGCATCCCCCTGCAGATGGGCGCCAGCGCATGACAACGAACTTCGTCGCCATCGACCTCAGCCAGCTGCCACCACCACACGCGGTGGAGCAGCTGGACTACGAGCAGATACTCGCCGAGCGCAAGGCCTACGCCATCAGCCTCTGGCCGGAGGATCAGCAGGCGGAAATCGCCGCCCGCCTCGCCCTGGAGTCCGAACCGCTGACCAAGCTGCTCGAGGAAAACGCATACCGCGAAATGCTCTGGCGCCAGCGGGTCAACGAGGCGGCTCTCGCCAACATGCTGGCCAGCGCCCAGGGCGCCGACCTCGACCAGCTCGCCGCGAACTACAACGTCAAGCGCCTGGTCATCCAGCCCGGAGATCCGTCGAAGGTGCCGCCCGTACCGGAACTGCTGGAGTCCGACGACAGCCTGCGCGAGCGGGCGCAGATGGCCTGGGAAGGACTCAGCACCGCGGGACCGCGTAACAGCTACATCTTCCACGCCCGCGCCGCCGACGGTCGCGTCGGCGATGCCTCGGCCGTCAGCCCATCACCCGCCGTTGTCGTGGTGACGGTGCAGGTCGCCCAGGGCAACGGCAGCGCCCCGGCGGACCTGCTAGCCATCGTCGACGCCTACCTCAACGATGCCGACCGTCGCCCGGTCGCTGATCGCCTCACAGTCCAGTCCGCCCAGGTGCTTGAGTACCGCGTCGACGCGACGCTCTACCTGGCCACCATCGGCCCGGAGTCCGAGCCGATACTCGATGCCGCCCGGGCCCGCTTGACGGCCTACGTCCATCAGCGTCGACGCCTGGGCATGGAAGTGTCCGAATCGGCGGTGCATGCGGCCCTCCACGTGGAGGGCGTGCGCAAGGTCACGCTCAGCAACTGGTCGGACATCGCCGCTACACCGGCCCAGGCGCCCTACTGCACCGGAATTACGCTGACGCTGGGGGATGAGTGATGCCCAGCTTGCTCCCACGCAACGCCACCGAGTTGGAGCGCCTAGCCGCCGAAGCCCTGGCGCAGATCGAGCGGGTACCGATCCCATTGCGCCAACTGTGGAACCCCAGCACCTGCCCGGTCGCTCTTCTGCCGTACCTGGCCTGGGCGTTCTCCGTCGATCGCTGGGACAGCACTTGGCCGGAGCGTGTGAAGCGCCAGGTCATTCGGGATGCCTATCTCGTCCACTCCCACAAGGGAACCTTGAGCGCCCTGCGCCGCGTGGTCGAACCCGTCGGCTCGCTGACCGACATCCTCGAGTGGTGGCAACAGACCCCCGCCGGCGTCCCCGGCACCTTCGAAATCACCGTCGACGTCAGCGACAACGGTCTCGACGAGGAGACCGTGCTCGAGCTCGAGCGCCTGCTCGACGACGTGCGCCCAGTCAGCCGACACCTGACCCGCCTGGACCTGCGCATCACGCCGGACATCCTGGCCCGCCACGGCCTGGCGACGATCGACGGCGACACCCTGGAAATCAGCCCCTGGAAGCAGTGATATGACGACTCCCAAGTACGGCGGCCTGCTCACCGACATCGGCGCGGCAGCGCTGATCGCGGCGAGCGAAGCCGGGAAGAAGTGGCAGCCCACCCATATGCTCATCGGTGACGCCGGCGGCGCGCCCGGCGAGACGGCTGACCCCATCCCCTCGGCCGCTCAGACCAAGCTGATCCGCCAGCGCTACCGCGCTCAACTGAACCGTCTGTTCGTCTCCGAGCAAAGCGCAAACGTGCTGGTCGCCGAGCTGGTACTGCCGATGGCCATCGGCGGCTTCTGGATACGGGAGATCGGCCTCGAGGACGCCGACGGGAAGTTCGTGGCGGTCGCCAACTGCCCGCCCAGCTTCAAGGCCAGCGTCGAGAGCGGGAGCGCGCGCACCCAGACCATCCGCGTGCAGATCATCCTATCCGGCATGGAGCACGTCGAACTGATCATCGACGACGGCATCGTCTACGCCACCCAGGACTGGGTGAAGGCGAAGGTTGCCGCGGACTTCAAGGGACGCAAGGTGCTGGCCGGCAACGGCCTAGTCGGCGGTGGCGATTTGTCTGCGGATCGCACCATCGCCTTGCCAGCCTCCGGCGTGGGGGCCGGCACCTACCGTGCTGTCACCGTCAACGCCAATGGCATCGTCACCGCCGGCAGCAACCCGACCACGCTGGGCGGCTACGGCATCACGGACGCACTGCATGCCAGCGAGGCGGTCACTACCCCGACTGCGAACAAGCTACTCAGGCTGAACGCGGCCGGGCTACTACCGGCCTCGATTACGGGCAACGCAGCCACTGCCAGCCGGCTTGCAGCGCCCATCACGCTCAGCGCGAGCGGCGATGCAACGTGGTCAGCTCGGTTCGATGGAGCTACAAACGTCAACGGAGTCCTGACGCTGGCCAACTCCGGCGTCACCGCCGGGACCTACGCGAAAGTCACGGTGAACGCCAAAGGACTGGTTACCGGAGCCACTGGGCTTGTAGCGAGTGATATTCCGGCCCTTGATGCCGGAAAAATCACCTCCGGCATCTTACCTGCTGCCAGAGGCGGTACCGGCAATGGTATTGGTCAGGCTGCAACGGCGGTCAAACTCGCCGCCCCTCGTACGATCTCCCTCGGTGGGGACGCCAGCGGCTCGACAACGTTCGACGGTAGCTCAAACGCTGGAATCACGGTCACGCTGGCGAACTCGGGCGTAAATGCCGGCTCCTACCCCAAAGTCACCGTTAACGCCAAGGGGCTGGTTACGGGTGGCGGTGGCCTGACGGCAGCGGACATTCCTGCGTTGGATGCTTCGAAGATTGCTACCGGCCGACTCGATCTTGAGCGCTTGCCGTTAGTGTCGCAGGGACTAGCCACGGCTGTGCATACCAGCGTTGATCCCAACTCGGTAGTCATTCCGCTGGTACTAACCAACCACGCGAATGGCCCAGTGGCTGGCCGCTACTACTACATCCAGACGATGTTCTACCCGAGCGTCGAAGGCAACGCGACGCAGATCGCAACCGGCTATGCCGGCGTGGCTGACATGTACGTTCGTTATGCCTACGGCTCCCCCGCAACGACCGATCCTTCGAAGCGAGAGTGGTCAGCGTGGGTCCGCTGCGATCTGGGAGGGGCGTTCGCTCATGCGCCGGATGGCGTCCTGGGTGGCGGAGTCAACTTGGATTCAATGATTGCGTCGGGCTGGTGGCATCAACCGTTCAGCGCGAACGCACAGAACGGCGCGAACTATCCGGTGGGCGAGGCCGGCATATTGACGGTGCATGCTCCAACCTCCTCGATGATCTATCAGACCTATCGTGGCTATGCCGCTGGCGGTCTGTACTGGCGCTGCAGATACAACGGCACCTGGGGAGGATGGTTCCGGGCATGGGACTCCGGCAACTTCAACCCGGCCAACTACGTGGCCAAGTCGGAGTACAACTGGTCTTCGCTGCCAGGGAAGCCGGCAACCTTCCCGCCGGCAGGGCATAACCATGACGCTAGCCAGATTACCTCCGGCATCCTGCCGCTGGCTCGAGGCGGCCTTGGGGCGAACAATGCCACGACGGCTCGCAGCAACATTGGAGCAGGTGCTATTGCCACCGCGAGTAGAGGGGGCAATGGATGGTTCAAGGACAATGACACAGGACTTATCTTCCAGTGGCTCCACTTGCCTGTGGGTGATCACCCCGGGGGCTTCCTGGACAGAGTCGTGACGTTTCCTACGCCTTTCCCCAACGCGTGTCTGCACGTTATTCCAACAGTAAGAGAGTTGGGACGGCCAGCCACTTCGGCCTCAACGGTTACGGTTGCGGAGAAGGCTATGTCTACGACGAGCGTCACCATCGTGACGACCGAGTACATCAGCACCGTGCAGAACTTCGGCATCAACGTTTTCGCCATCGGGTACTGAGTCCCCTAATCAAGGAGATTCACCGCTCACATGAGATAGGACACCAAATACATGACCGACTACATGTTTTCACCGAGCATTGTGGCGTTCTACCCCGTTTCCATGCGCGAAGCATACGAGGCCAGCGGCAGTTGGCCGGAAGACGGAATTCTTGTCAGCGAAGAGGTTCACTCCAGGATCATGGACGAACAGAGTGCTGGCAGGATTATCTGTGCGGGTCCCGATGGGCAGCCGATGACGAAGGAGCCACCACCGCCCACCGTTGAGGAGCAAGCCACAAGAGAGCGAGTCTGGCGAAATCAGCAGTTGAAAGACACGGATACCCTGATCATGCGCCATCGCGACGAACTCGAGTTTGGTACAACGACGCTCAGCGCGGAGCAGTACCAAGCGCTGCAGGTATACCGCCGCCAGCTACGCGACTGGCCGGAGCTCGGCGCGTTTCCGCTCGCTGAGCACAGGCCGACCGCACCGGACTGGCTTTATCACCAGATCGAAGACGGCGTCTTGTAGCTTCCCGCCGTACAAGCGTCCCACCTCGCCCCATCGCCGCGCGCGCGGCAGCCTGTGCAGTGTCATCCAACCACTGCACAGGCACACCCCATGGCCGCTGACCAATACCATCACGGTGTCCGGGTCCAAGAGATCAATGACGGGACTCGCCCCATTCGCACCATCGCCACCGCGATCATCGGCCTGGTAGCCACCGCCGAAGACGCCGACGCCACCGCCTTTCCACTCGATACACCGGTACTCATCACCAACGTGCAGGCCGCCATCGGAAAAGCAGGCACCAGCGGTACGCTGCCCGCAAGCCTGCAGGCGATCGCCGACCAGGCCAACGCAGCCACCGTTGTGGTACGGGTGAAGCCGGGCGAGGATGAAGCCGCGACCAATAGCGCCGTCATCGGCGGCGTCAGCGCCGAAGGCAAGTACACCGGCATGAAGGCCCTGCTCGCTGCCAAGGCCCGCTTGGGCGTGGTACCGCGCATCCTCGGCGTGCCGGGCCTGGATACACAGCCGGTCGCTACCGCACTCATCGCCATCGCACAGCAGTTGCGCGGCTTCGCCTACGTCTCCGCCAACGGCTGCAAGACCAAGGAAGAGGCCACCGCCTACCGCGAGAACTTCGGCGCGCGCGAAGCCATGGTGATCTGGCCGGACTTCCTGACTTGGAGCACCGTGGTCAACCAGACCGTGCCCGCGCCAGCTGTTGCCCAGGCCCTGGGCTTGCGCGCCCGGATCGATCAGGAGGTCGGATGGCACAAGACACTGTCGAACGTCGCCGTCAACGGCGTGACCGGCATCAGCGCCGACGTGTTCTGGGACCTGCAGAGCCCCAGCACCGACGCCAACTACCTCAACGAGAACGAGGTCACCACCCTGGTGCAGGAAGGGGGATTCCGTTTCTGGGGTTCGCGCACCTGCAGCGATGATCCGCTGTTCGCCTTCGAGAACTACACCCGCACCGCCCAGGTGCTGGCCGACACAATCGCCGAAGCGCACATGTGGGCTGTCGACAAGCCCATGCACCCGTCGCTGGTGCGCGACATCCTCGAGGGCGTGAACGCCAAGTTCCGCGAACTCAAGGGGCTCGGCCTGATCATCGATGCCCAGGCCTGGTACGACCCCAGCATGAACGACAAGGACACGCTCAAGGCCGGCAAGCTGCGCATCACCTACGACTACACCCCGGTGCCGCCGCTCGAGGACCTGACCTTCTTCCAGAAGATCACCGACAGCTACCTCGTCGACTTCGCCAGCCGCGTCAACGCCTGACGCCCAGCGCTCCCCGGACGGGGAGCCGACCCACCTGATTCCCGGAGAGCCCCACAATGGCCATGCCGCGCAAGCTCAAGAACATGAACCTCTTCAACGATGGCGGTAGCTACCAGGGCCTCGTGAAGTCCTGCACCCTGCCCCCGCTGGCCCGCAAGATGGAGGCCTTCCGCGGGGGCGGCATGAACGGCCCGGTCAAGGCCGACCTCGGCCACGACGACGACGGCATCCACTTCGAGTGGACCGTCGGGGGCCTGGAGCTGACCGTCCTCAAGCAGTACGGCGCAGTCAGCGCCAGCGGCGTGATGCTGCGTTTCGCCGGCGCCTACCAGCAGGACGATACCGGCGCGGTCACGTCCGTCGAAATCGTCGTTCGCGGCCGGCACGAGACCATCGAAATGGGTGACGCCCAGCCCGGCGAAGACACCGAGCACAAGATCACCACCACCTGCAGCTACTACAAGCTCGTCGTCAACGGCGAGGAAATCATCGAGATCGACCTGCTGAACTTCGTCGAGAAGGTCAACGGCAAGGACCTGCTCGAGGCACAGCGCAAGGCCATCGGCCTGTAGTCCCTTCCCGCCGGCCCGACCGGCGGTTCCTCTCCCCCTTGGATACCGACGCCCATGAAAACCGAACAGACTCCCGCTGACCTGCAGAACGCTCCCGACAACGTCGTCACCCTCGACCAGCCGATCAAGCGCGGCGCCCAGTCCATCGAATCGCTCACCCTGCGCAAGCCCTCATCTGGCGAACTCCGCGGCCTGCACCTGCTCGACCTGCTGCAGTTCGACGTGACTGCGACCATGAAAATCCTGCCGCGCATCAGCCAGCCGACCATCACCGAGCCCGAGGCCGCCGGCATGGACCCGGCTGACCTGCTCGCCTGCGGCCAGGTGATCGCCGGTTTTTTGCTGCAGAAGCGGGCGAAGGCGGCAGCCTCCCTGATCGCGTAGAAAACGCCATGGCCGACCTGGCCGTGACGTTTCACTGGGCGCCGGACCATATGGACCGGCTCTCGCTCACCGAACTGATGGAATGGCGCGAACGCGCCCGGGTACGGAGTTCCGCCGATGGCGAATGACCTGCAGCTGCGCGTGCTGCTCAGCGCGATCGACAGAGCCACCGCTCCCCTGCGTCGCATCATGCAAGGCAGCGACGCGACGGCCCGGGCGCTCAAGGCAACTCGCGAGCGCCTGAAGCAGCTCAACGCTCAGCAGAGCGACGTGCGCGCATTCCGCACCCAGCGCGGCGCCCTGGAGCAGGTCAGCACCGCGCTGGCCGCGCAACAGGCCCGAGTGAAAGCGCTAGCCCAGCAGATGGCTGCCGCCGGCAACCCCACCCGTGCGCTCACCCGCGACTACAACCGGGCCATCCGTGAAGCCGGTTTCCTCAAGCAGCAGCACCTGCAGCAGAGCCAAGCCCTGCAGCAACTGCGCACGCGCCTCAGCAACGCCGGCATCAGCACGCACAACCTCGGCGAGCATGAGCGCGACCTGCGGGCGCAGATCCAGGCGGCCAATGGCGCCATCAACAGCCAGGCGCAGCGCTTACGCAACCTCAGCCAGCAGCAGGATCGCCTAACCCAAGCCCGCAACACCTACAGCCGTGGCATCCAGAGCGCTGCCGCGCTGGCCGGCACCGGCATGGCGGCGCGCGCGACGGGCATGTACACCGGCGACAAGCTGCGGCAGATGCTCGGCGTGGGCTACGAGTTCGACGCAACGATGTCGGCCACCCAGGCGGTGACCCGCATCGAGCGCAAGGACGATCCGCAGATGCAGGCGCTGCGGCAACAGGCCCGCACCCTGCCGCTGTCCAGCAAGTTCACAGACAAGGAAGTCGCCGAAGGTCAGTACTTCTTGGGTCGCACCGGCTACAACGCGAAGCAGATCCTCGGCGCAATGCCCGGCATGCTCAACCTGGCCGCCGCGGGCGATATGGACCTTGGCGCCAGCGCCGACATCGCCTCGAACATCCAGACGGCCATGGGTATTCCAGCCGAGAAGATGGACCAGGTGGCCGACGTGCTGACTGCGGCATTCACCCGGAACAACGTCGACATCCGCATGCTCGGCGACTCGCTGAAGTATTCCGCCGGCGTCGGTCGTGAGTATGGCCAGAGCTTGGAAACCGTGACTGCCGCGACGGCTCTGCTCGGTAACGCAGGCGTACAAGGAAGCCAGGCCGGCACCTCAATGCGCTCGGTGCTCACTCGTCTCGGTCTTTCCAAGGCCGTGGCCCAACTGGGCGTGAAGACCCAGGACGCCAACGGCAACATGCGCGACATGCTGGACATCCTCAAGGACATCAACGACAAAACGAAGAAGATGGGAAACATCCAGCGTGGCGCCATCTACAAGGACATCGCCGGGCAGTATGCCGTTACCGCCTTCGGCACACTGATGCGAGCGGTGGAAAGCGGCCAGTTCCAATCGATGCGTGGCAGCCTGGATAACTCCGAGGGCGAGGCTGCCCGGGTCGCGTCCACCCAGTTGGACAACCTCAAGGGCGACATGACTATGTTGCATGCCGCCCTGGAAAACATTTCGGTCGAGTTGTTCGACAAGAACAGCCCCTGGCTGCGCGAACTTGCCAAGGACATCAGTCACTTGCTGCACAACGTCGGCGAGTTCCTGAAGGCCAACCCGCAAGTCAGCAAGGGCATCGTCATCACCGTCGCCGCGTTCTCAGCGCTGATGGCCACCGTCGGCAGCCTGGCCATCACCCTCGCCGGCATCCTCGGCCCGATGATCGCGGTCCGTTTCATGCTCAGCACCATCGGCATTCGCCTGCCCGGTCTGATCGGCCTGCTGAAATTGCTGTTCGCACCGATCCGCATGCTGGCCGGCCTGTTGATCGGCCCACTGGTGACCGCCCTGCGCGTCGTGAGCATCGCGCTGTGGGGCCTGGCCGCCAACCCGGTGGTCCTGGCAATTGCCGCCGTCGTCGCGGTGCTGGCCGGCGCCGCGTACCTGATCTATCGCAACTGGGACGCCGTCAAGGCGTACCTACTGGGGCTGTGGGAAGAGATCAAGGCAGGTTTCGACGGCGGCATCGGGGGCATTCTTTCAACCCTGATGAATTTCAGCCCCCTCGGTCTGATCTACCGTGCGTTCTCCGGCGTCCTGGGCTACCTGGGCATCGATCTACCGGCACGCTTCACCGATTTCGGCAACATGATCGTCCAGGGTCTGGTGAACGGCCTGCTCGCCGGCATCGGGCAGATCAAGCGCGCGGTCCAGCGCGTCGGTGGCGCCGCGATCGACTGGTTCAAGGACAAGCTCGGCATCCATTCACCGTCGCGGGTGTTCGCCGATCTGGGCGGGTTCACCATGGCTGGACTGGCCCAGGGCCTCGGCACCGGCCAGGCCGGCCCGCTGAGCGTGATTGCACGTATCGGCCAGGGCCTGGTCAACGCAGGGCGCCAGGCTGTTGCCGGCCTGGACAGTGAGCTGACCCGAGGCACCCGCTCTACGATCACCCCGCCGGCAGTGGTGACCGAACTGGTCGCGGCCCAGCGGCAACGCTCGCCGATGTTCGAGCAGCCGTTGCTGGCCATGCTGGGCGACCTGGGCAAGAGCGCCGGCGCCATCGGTGCCCTGGTGCTCGGCGCCAGCGCCCCAGCGCAGGCCATCACAATCGACAACCGTCCCCCGGTCAGCTCGGCGCCAGCGGCAGTCAGCATCGGCGGCGACACCTACTACATCACCATCCAGGCCGGCGCGGGCAGCGACGCCGCAGACCTGAAACGCACGCTCAGCCAACTGCTGGACGAGCGCGAACGCAACAAGGCGGCGCGCCTGCGCGCCCGCCTGCAGGACCGGGAGTAACCACCATGATGCTGTCCCTCGGGATGTTCGTCTTCAGCCTGCACACGCTGGCCTATCAAGAGTTCCAGCGGCAGACCGAGTGGCGACACGCCAGCAGCAGCCGCATCGGTGCCCAGCCGGCGCGCCAGTTCGTCGGTCGCGGCGACGACACGATCACCCTGCCCGGCGTGCTGCTGCCGGAGCTGGCCGGCAGCGCGTTGAGCCTGGACGTGCTGCGGCAGATGGCTGACACCGGGTCGGCCTGGCCCATGGTCGAGGGCACCGGACGCATCTACGGCCTGTGGGTGATCGAGCGTGTCACCGAGACGCGGACACTCTTCTTCGCCGACGGCACCCCGCGGCGGATCGAGTTCTCCCTCGAGCTCAAGCGCATCGACGACGGCCGCACCGATCTGCTCGGCTCGGTCCTCGGTACCGCCGGCAACCTGCTGAGACGCATCCTGTGATCGATGCCGCCCTCGCCCGCGTGACGGGCTACCTGACCAGCGCCGTCGACCAGCTGCAGCGCGACGCCGGCTACCCGGTGCCGGTGTTCCGGCTCACGGTCGACGGCAACGACATCGCCCAGCTCATCAGCCCACGACTGATCGCCCTGGACCTGACCGACAATCGCGGCATCGAGGCCGATCAGTTGAGCGTGACACTCAGCGATCATGACGGGCTGCTCGCGATCCCCCCGCGCGGCGCCGTGCTGCACCTCTGGCTGGGCTGGAGTGACAGCGGACTGGTCGACAAGGGCAGTTACACCGTCGACGAAACCGAGCACAGCGGCGCGCCGGACGTGCTCAGCATCCGCGCCCGCTCGGCAGACCTGCGCAAGGGCCTGAAGGTCAAGCGCGAGCGCAGCTGGAGCAGCCCGAGGACGTTGGGCGACGTGCTCACCGACATTGCCCTCGGCAACAACCTGAAGCCAGTGCTCGCGCCAGCGCTGGCGGGCCTGCCGATCCTGCAGCTGGACCAGGCCAACGAGTCCGACGCGAACCTGCTGACACGCCTGGGCGAGGACTTCGATGCGGTGGCCACCGTGAAAGCCGGCTGCCTGCTCTGCCTGCCGGCCGGCGGCGGCAAGACTGCCAGCGGCCTGGCGCTGCCGCACATCATCCTCACCCGCCAGGATGGCGACCAGCACCGCTACCTGCAGGCCGACCGCGACAGCTACGACGGCGTGCGCGCGTACTTCTACGACGTGAACAGCGCGAAGAAGCAAGAGGCCATCGCCGGTGCCAAGGGCGACAACCTCAAGGACCTGCGCCACACCTACAGCGACCGCCAGAGCGCCCTGCGCGCTGCCCGCGCCGAGTGGAACCGCCTGCAGCGTGGCAGCGCCACGCTCAGCTACGTGCTCGCCAGAGGCCGGGCGGACCTGATCCCGGAGCTGACCTACACCCTGCAGGGCGTGAAGACGGAGATAGACGCGATCATCTGGTACGGCGGCAATGTGCAGCACAGCCTCAGCGCCGACGGCGGCTACATCACCAGCCTGGAGCTGGAAAGCAAGTTGCCCGAGGACCTGGTCAGCGACCTGGCCGACGACACCGGCGGCGACTACACCGGCATCATCGCCTACTACCGTGACGAGAAGAGCGGGACGGAGAAGACCATCACCGTGGGAGACCAGAGCAAGCCGCGCCGCCTGCGCTACCTGTACAGCACCAAGGCCAGCGCGAAACGGGCTGTGGATCGAGAGTGGCAGAGGTTGAAGAAAACTCGTTCTCCCTCTGGCTAGACCTAGACATAAGCGGCGTTTAAGCTACGCGCCAATAAATATGTCGCTGGGGTTTTAAAAATGGAGCTTCAACCAATAGTGAAATGGGCTGGCGGCAAACGATGGTTAGTTCGTAAAGAGCTAGATCTCTTCCCCACCGACTTCAACAAATACATTGAGCCTTTTCTTGGCGGGGGAGCGGTCTTTTTTCACCTCCAGCCTAAGAAAGCAATCTTGTCAGATATTAACTCAGAGTTAATAAATGTTTACAGAACGGTAAAAGAGGACTGGAAAAAAGTAGTAGAACTGCTTAAGGAGCATCAAAAGAAGCATTGCAAGGAATACTACTACAAAGTCAGAGAGTCAAAACCAAGAACAAAAGCGACAAAGGCCGCAAGAACCTTATATCTCAACAGAACATGTTGGAATGGACTCTATAGAGTAAACCTACAAGGTGTTTTCAATGTCCCGATAGGAACAAAAGAAAATATCCTTATGGATATAGAGGACTTCCCAAGTATTGCAGAACTTTTTCAAGGCGCAGAGTTCAGAAACTGTGACTTCGAAGAAACCTTAGAACTTGCAAGTGAGGGGGACTTTGTATTCATAGACCCTCCATACACTGTAAAGCATAACTACAACGGATTTATAAAATACAATGAAAACTTATTTAAATGGGAGGATCAGGTAAGACTGAGAGACGCTGCCATGCGCGCAACCGAAAGAGGGGCCATGGTCTTAGTCTTGAATGCAAACCATGAGTCAATAAAAAAATTATACAGTCAGTCAGAACAGATTATTCTATCTCGGAGTAACGTGCTCGCTGGGAAAAGCGAGTTCCGGGGAATATACCAAGAACTCGCAATCAAGTGCGGAAATTATTAGAGGCTATTTTTAGCCCCTAAGAACTGAGATTTAAGATCTCTATATAATGCACTTTCCCCACTGGTTCCTGGCTTATAATTATCGACAGTGAAGTCATCATCCTCCAGGGTAATCCTAGAGAAAACCTCGGAAAATTGCTCTTTACTTATGACAGCACCAATGCAGTCCTTCTCCAAATAAATATCGCGCAGGAACCTCATAAGAGCCATAAAGCCATTCGTCTTACTAAGCATAACCCCTTTGTCATTACTAGACCATGCAGTGGGCCATCTATCTTGTACCGCCTCGAAGTAGTTCCAAATAATATCGGTTAAGTCATAGTCGCGATCATCAAGCATCATATCGCGAAAAATCATCCTCTCTAATTCTTTCCTTGAAGGCCTAGCTGGCTTTTTCCCACGGAGGTATAGATCTCTATCCTCGACAGCAAGCGAAGTAGGATAACTAATGTGTTTCAAAAGCGCCTCGACAAAAGCAGCTTGGGTGATCGCAACAGGCTCGGTTTTTGGCCCAGCGACACCTAAACGCTTTATTTTATGCCTAAAAGGACTACCGTCAGTCTCATTTAGAGCAACAGCTACCTGATGGCAGAGTTTCTGCGGACTTTTCGCTTTGGCAAGGCTATACAGATCATAAACCAAACTCTTATTCACTTTTGTTTGTGCTTGGTTTACGACGGAGAATATATACGCTTCGGAAGCTGGATCCAGGTCAACAAAGATACTGACATTCATATCAAATCGTTTATCTTTGCTATATGCTTCCAAGCCCTTAATTCTATGCTGCCCATCGAGAATCTTCGCTATTTTTTCATATGGAATAGCAGCACGATCCCCATCCTCTGGAGCCTCAAAAATCTTTAAGACTCTTGAGGCGGCGTCATACTCAACACAACACTCTGGCACAGACAGAATAATAGCTGTTGGAAAGCACGCATCAAATGTATTCACATATTGATTTAGTTCCTTGATACGACTTGGAGATATGTGCCGCTGAATACCAAGCATTGTCTCAAACCCATGCTCCTCTTTTTCAACCCTACGAGTATCTGCATAGGTAATCTCAATTAGCTTATCATAAGGAATATTAGCAATAAAAAAACTACCTAGAGGCTGTTCAACCAGAAGGCAATCAACACTAATCTCCCTATTACGGGCACTCTCAGAGAAAGGCAAATTCTGATTGTAGCTCATGACCTTACTCCTCTATGCTTTTTGTAACCGGCCAAATTACTGCTTACTTCATCATCTCGAAGCTGAGGCGCGCTTTTCCTGTGTTCAAACTCATGCTGTACAAGAAGGAGCACTAGGTAAACAAACACTGCACATCCAAAGCAAAAAGCAGAGATAGTGAAAAGCCTGTGAGTAAAACCATCCAGCATGGCAACGACGTACACCACAACACCAGCTATAACAGGTATACCTCCAAAAATGGCGAAGGCGACACGAAATGAAACAGGAGGGTCTCTTAAAACAGCATACATTAATGGGGCCATTAGGGTTGCTGAGTAGACTACCAACTCACCATTAGAGGTAATTTTCTTTAGAGCTGGAAGTAGATCCAGATTCAGTTTAGCTGAGAGCATAATAGTGACCACCCCCACAGTAAACGGAAGAGTGGAGACAAGCATATTTATTATAAATTCAACGAGAGCAGACCCAACCCATTTAATTTTCTTAAAATTCATACGCACCTCATCCTAATGCCCTCCCCTCCAAGTCTCTTGCGACACGTACCTACTGAATTATCCACCTATCAACAGGTAGCAAAAAGCGAAAGGACTATGATTTAGTCCTTTCGCTTTATTAAGAGACTTACACTCAACAGTGACTCTATTACGTTGGGTTGGCCAACCATGGCTCGTGCTTCCGCGTCCGTTCTTAACGGGTACAGATCATGCCAGCCTTTTGGCATCAGCGACAACGGCCTCCAGCTCAGCGAGGCGCTGCTCCAGAATTTTCAGACGTTTCTTTTCCTCAGCAGCAAGCTGTATTTCTCGTTGCTCGCCCTCGTCCAGTTCGCGCCAGAGTGCCAGCAGGGCCTGCTCGCGGGGGTTCTCTGCCCCGTCATGAGCCACTTTCACAGATGCGCCTCTGAGCATCTGACCATCCCCTGTAAGCAGCCAGTCAACAGAGATACCCAATCGAGAACTTATCGTCCCCAAGGCCTCGGCGTTTGGCTCCCGCAGCCCCAGGGTGTAGTTCTGGAACGATCTGTAAGGTATCTCGCACGCCTCCGCAGCCTCCTTGATCGAAAGCCCCTTGGCTTCCAGAGCCGCTCGCAGCCGAACGGAAGTTTCCGTTTGTGCATTCTTATCTGTTGACATTTCCAAATGGGTGCCTAACATATGTCCGAGTGGGTACATCTTATCTATATGGGAACACTCGATCTATGACCCCTAATCAGATCCGTGCACGTCTCGTCGAAAAGGGCAGCAGCTACCGAAAGTTCGCCCTGGCTCGCGGCTACGAGCCGCGCAATGTCACCCAAGTGGTGGCTCGGTGGGCAGGAGCGGAACGTTTGCCCAACGGTCGCCTCGCCTACGCGATTCTGAAGGACCTATCTGAAGAGATAGGTGCCGATGTCGTCCCCGGCATTCGCCAGCCCGCAACCGAACAGTAATGACCGCCGCCCTGGGGAGACACCAGAAGATGAAACGCCCGCTCCTAGAAACGCGGCGCCAGGTGGTCAGCGCGATCATCGGCGCCTACCCCGGCGGTCGCGAATGCGCCGCTGCCCGCCTGGGCCTCGACCTGAAGAAGTTTGACAACCACGCCTACGAGAACGCCGGCAGCAAGCCGCTCAGCGACGACCAGTTGCGCTTGCTCGAGCAGGAGGCCGGAACCACCTTCTTTCCCGAATACATTGCGCAGTTGTATAGCGGCATGTTCGTAGCGCTGAGCCAACCGGAGACACTGGACAACCTCACGCTGTACAGCCGCTCGGTGCGTGCATCAATCAAGCGGGGGGCAGTGGACCTGATCATCGCCAAGGCATTGGAAGACGGGGTGATCGAAGACGCCGAGGCCAAAGCCATCCTTGCAGCCCATGCCAGCTACATGGCCGAGCGACATGGCGAGGTGCTGGCAGTGGTCGCTCTTCACAGTGAAGGAAGTCTCCGGTGAGACGGTCTCAGGCCTTTCCCAGCCGGGAGCGAATTTCCTTGAGAGCGGTGGCCAGATCATCCACGGCAAAACGGATGTCTTCTGCGTTCACCGCCAACGCTGGAAAGCTACCCGACGCAGTATGCGTTTGTGTCGAGCGCCCGGTCATGACTTTGACCAGTTTGTCGTGGCGCTCCTGCAACCGCTCGATCAAGCGCTGTACGTCCTTTTCAGAGTGATGACCCATGGCAAACCTCAACGACCAAGCTAGAGAAGAACTGCTCAGCGTACTGGACTGTGCTCAGCAGCGGCTAGACACGCTAAGGGAAACAGTCCGTACCGCCAAGGGGACGCTGGCAGACAGCGATATCCGCATCGCAATAGGTGACGCTCTTACGCCATTGAACATCGCCTTCGAGTTCATGGAGGCCCTGTAGTCATGAGCGTCTACAAGCTTGTCTGCCCCTGCTGCCACAGCCGGATGCGGATCCGCTCCTCCGAGGGCCAAACCCCGTGCTTCCGCTCGATGTACGCGCAATGCACAAACGCGCTCTGCGGCGCCACCTTCACCGGCTCCCTGAGCTGGGACTACCAGCTCAGCCCCTCGGGCCTCGAGCGGCCACTGCTGGTGCTCCCCATGGCGCCTTCGAAAACCCGTCAACTGGCACGCCGCGACCTCGCGGCCGCAACCAACCAACTGGACCTGCTGGATCATGTGGAGTGCATGCAATGAACGGCACCAACGACTACCGCAGCACCATGCAGCAAGCCGCCGCAGCGTACCTGCAGGCCAACGCCAACCAGTATCTGTCCTCCGGCTCCGACCGGTTGTTCGATGCCTGTGTCAACCATCTGGCCAAAGGCCTCGAGGTTCCCCAATTCATGGCCGAACAACTCGCCCAGCGCGCGTGGGATGAAGTCTTCGCGGGGCCAGACCCTATCTGGCTGGGTATCGACTGGGGCCAGGGAGACGACGAGGTGGTCTACCTGATCGACACCCGCAGTCACTGTCGCTTCCCGATCCCGGCCCGCTATCTGCCCGCGCACCTGCTCAAACAGCGCCCCCAGCACACCCAGTAATCCCTGAAACACGCCCTACCCACTGCCGTGGGTTTGGGGAAGTTACGCCCAGAATTCGAGGTATC